AAGATAGATTAATGCTTTAGATTACAAATCTGGACAACCCTTCTCACAACAAGTGATTAAACCTACTGAAAACGTATTTCCATTAACGCCAAACTCCTGAGCTCGAATGTACATATTACAATATTTACCATTCGATTTACAAACCCGCAATTTAATGTCTCTAGTTGATTTCTTGATTTCTCTTACAGCTCTCTTATGATCATCTGGATGTATAAACTCCAAAAGATTTTTGCCAAGCATTTCATCTTCTGTATAACCAAGAAGTTTGCATAATGCTGGATTAACATTCCGCAATATTCCTTTTCGAGTACAACTCATCGGCTTATCAGAGTTGTAGAATACAAATGAAAACTGTTTCGATGAGTCGTGTAGCATATCCGAAATTTCATCTAATGTTTCTGGGCGTTCTTTCGACTCGTGGTTGATTAAAGCATTCTTTTCAGCGAGTTTTCTTTCAAGTCTATTAATCTTATCGGTCTGTAACTCTATTAATTGATCTCTGTATTTTTCGTCCATCCGTTCCTCTGGTTTAGTATCTGTGAAAATTTCTTTTGTATAGGATTTTAATATCTTATTTAGATTTTTTTCACGGATAGGTTTTCCATCAATCCAGTTATATAATGTATTTCTTGAAATACCCGTTTTATTTGATATTTCTGAGAGTGAAATAGATGTGGTTTTAAGCCAATCTATAATTGGTATTTGATTATTCATAGCACTGTAAGGGTTAGTTAACTTAACAACTAACAGAAGATAGGATAATTTCACATACAGGACAAGGTAAATGTTATATCTGTGTAGTATGCCCTATTAAAATACTATATTGTTAAGTTTACTCTTGTGAGATGTTGTATAGTTTGTTAAGTTTGAGCCCACTTAACTTAGTAAATCACATACCATGAATAATATTGATACGGATAAAGTAGTAATTGAGCAGTATTTAAAATTATATCTTAATTTAATTGAAAAAGGAAAATCCACTGAAAGAATAAAAAGCAGATTAGGCCAACTGCTTACAAGATACAGTACTATTAAAACTAAAAGCTCCTGAGTTGGTAGCTTCTTATTTTCCTTATAAGGTAGATAGGAGCGCTCAGGAGCTTTTTTGTTATCTCATAATTTAACATACTAACCTACAAGGAGTAAATATGAAAATACTGATGTTTGATCTCGAACGTGGATCAAAAACATTAGGCAGTGAGGAGTCCATACAAACTAAATTTGGATTTCCTGTCCTCTCCCCATCATCATTTAATGATTTTACACAAATTATTAAAGCATTATATACAACTAGAACTACTGAAAGAACTAAAATGGTTGGTACTATTCCAATCAAAGAACAATATAACGAAACAGTCTTAAAAGACGATGTTCAGCTAGACGCTGTTGTTATTGATACATTTTCAGAACTATCTAAAAAGTATATGCGATCTTTATGTAATAAAGATGGTCGTATGCAAATGCAGGATTGGGGAAAATTAAAAAATAAACTTGATATGCTTTTAGAATACATCACAAAAATACCTGGTGTAGTCATTTTTAACTGTCATTCCAAGTTTAAAGATATGTCTGACGGCACATCAAAAGTCCTTCCATATATTGATGGCAGTACTAAGGAAGATATTTCCAAATGGTTTGATTTTGTTTTCTACACAAAAACTATAAATCAACCCGATGGAACTGAAAAATATGTTTGGCATACCCGTCACAACAGTATGTATGAACATGCGAAAGATCGTACCAATAGTCTTCCTGCTGAAATAGAGCAAGATTATCAAATTGTTTTAAACAAAGCAAAAGAAAAAGGTTACGATGGGTGCAAAATTCTTGTTATTGGTTCTCCAGGAACTGGAAAAACAATGTCTATAGGAACACTTGTACCACAAACTAAAACAGAAACAGTCACTAAAGCTGCATAGGAGTTAGTTAATGGCTATAAAAACAACAACAATTAGTAATGGTGGAGGAAATTTCACCAAAGGATGGCAATCTGCCACTATAAATAAAGCAGAATATGGTACTTATGAAGGTACTAGATTTTTGGATGTATGGTTTAATGAGCTGGGTGAACATTTAAATGCTCGTGTATATGAAAAAAACACTAAAGCAACAAATGAAGAATTTGCTATTGCATCTCTTTTCAGATTCACTAATGCTGGCATCGTTGACGTATTAGAAGATCCCACAGGAAAGAAACCGATTGTACAATACGATGATGAAGCATCACACTTAATAGGTAAAACTATCAATATTTATATCTATAAAGATGGTAGTTATCATAGTGTTTTAAGATCATTTGCCCCAGTACCACAAGAGAATGGTGAAAAACTTCACTATTCGGATAAAGATGTAGAATACTGGAAAGGTAGAGCAGAGTCTTATTTTAACGATTGGGTAAAACCTAATCTTAGTAATAATGCTGATGATTTTATTGAGGCAGATACTGATGAAATAAAAGAAATGGTCGCTGAAACTACCACTGTTAATGGCAAGGACGACAATCTCCCCTTCTAGTATAAAATAATTAATGGGCATCTATACAGGTTCTTTTGATGCCCATTAATAACAACTCAAGGAGAATTATGAAAGTTAAAGATCATATTGCAATCTTTATTAAATATCATTGGAATAATAACATTGCAACTTTTAAAACCCGTCAAATTCAAGAATTGTCTTATCGAGGAGAAGATAAATATGGTTATAGACTCGGATCTCCAGATACATATACTAGAGAGTTTAGATCAATGAAAGAAAATGGTCTTATAAGTGTAAGACCTGTTAGAAATACAACGACTAAAGATAATACCTGGTACTTGGAGGGCCATAGTTTATGATAAAGGAATTCGCAATTGGTTCAGTTTCAAACAGACATCATTTTAAAAAAACTACTGAAATTGAATCATTCTTTAATGTGTCTCAAAATATGTTTCATTCATTATATGATTATGATGAATACATTATTGATTATGTTAGGGAAAATAAAAAAATGTCTGGATATGATGGTATTTTATATATGCCTGATGAATTTATATTAGATATCGATGGTGCAACACCTGAAGAGGCTCAACAATTAACTATTGGCCTTGCATACTTATTAAATGATTTATACATCCCTTTTCAAACTTATTTTAGCGGAACTGGATTTCATATCAATATCCCTCGCTCAGCATTTAGATGGAAACCATCAAAGGATTTACATTTATTTGTTAAGGCTGAATTATTAGCTCAGGGAATATTTGATTTTGCAGATATATCAGTAACTGACAAAACAAGATTAATAAGAATACCTAATACATTAAATCAAAAAAGCAGATTATGGAAAATACCTATTACTGAATCTGAATTGAATAGTCCTATAAATATTATTCAAGATTTAGCAAAAAAACCTAGAATGAAATTTGAGTTAAGAGTTCTCGAATGTGAGCCAGTTTTCAATGCTTTATCTCTTCCTAAAAAAGACAAGAAAGGTAAGCTCAATGAAACCTTGACTGATGGAAGCATCTTAGGACATAAACCAGATCCATACAATTATCCATGTGTGCAATCATTAATGTCTGATCCATCTAATGGTGAAAGACATGCATCCGCATTAAGGATAGCTGCTCATTTAAGGTGGCGTTATCCAGAATTTATTGTTAAAGCTATTATGGAAGAATGGCGTTTGACTATAACAAATGATACCAGTCCCTTTACTGAAGAAGAAATGGAAGGAATTATTAAAAGTTCTTATGAAGGACATAATGGTAAAGGTAACAATTATGGATGTGGTGATCCATTAAAAGATAAATACTGTAAGAGTACATGTCATCTGTATAAAGCAAAAAAGTCTAATAATATTTTAGATGCAAAATCCATGGAAAAGATACTTGCTGAATTTTATATACGTGATGTAGCTCCTTTAAACTTGGGAGATATGTGTAACCAGGATTTTCCAATATATCCTGGTGAAGTAGTTATCCTTCAAGCCCCTCCTGCTTCTATGAAGACTATGTTCTTAATGAATATACTCAATTATTATAAAAAGAATTGTTATTTCCTCGAAATGGAAATGTCCCCAAAACAAATATGGGAAAGATTCATTATGATTGAAATGGGTTGGAGTAAGGATCAAATAAAAGAACATTATAAATCTTTTAGAAATGGGATGGATGCAAAATTCTCCTGGCTAAATGTTGACTATGAGTCATGTTATGCTGGAGAACTGCAAAAAAGGATAGAACAGTTACCTGTTAGGCCAGAAATTGTCGTTATTGACCACATAGGTCTCATGAAATCAAAATCAAATGATAGTAATTTCAAAAATGAAGACATATCTCAGGGGTTAATAGACATTGCAATTAAAAACGATATTATTGTATTTGCAGTTAGTGAGATAACTAAATCTGCATTTCATGAAGGAAATTTAGATATGGCATCAGCTAAAGGCTCCTTTAGATTGGCATATAATGCTCACAAAGTGCTTTCAATGACACCATATAGATCTCAAAGTACAAATGATAATAAAATAAAAAGCCTACATGTTTACAGTACAAAAAATCGTGAACAAGAAACTCTAGATGCAAGGTTTAATGTTACTGGAGTGCAAATAGCAGCATAAATCAATCACAGCTAGGGATATTTATTTCTGGCTGTGATTAACTCTTAAAGGAAACAAAATGATTCAAATAACTGATTGGTTAGAGCCTAAAGAAAAATTGTTTAGTAATAACAAAATTATTACTAATAAAAAATGGCTTGAGAGCGAAGCTATTAGATTGGCAAATAAATCAGGTAGATATACAACTATTAAAGTTAATGACGAAGGTCAGATAGCTTTATTTAAACAGAAGAAAGGAGAAAAAATTGTCTAGAAAAATGCATGAAATAGCAACAGATATTGCTCGGGAACAATGGAAAACTCAAATTATGTCTGGAGAAGATGAAGTAACTATTCTTGAGGCGCTGGATGATCTATATAAAGAACTTATTCATAAAGAAGATGGTGTTTTCTGGCTATATAAAAGAACTGAAAAAGAAATTGAAATGTTTGAAGAACAAGTTAAGAAATTAAAAGCCCATGTTGCCACAATGAAACGCGGCCAAGAAAGGATTAAAGGACTTGTAATAGATACACATTCTGCAGTAGGGACTCTCCCTAAGCATTCAGTATTTAACCCAATTAAAATAAGAAATTCTCCTGGATCAGTTGATGTAATTGATGAATCATCTATATCTCGAGAATATTTTATTACTGTTGAAACTCAAAGACTGGATAAAAAAAGGATGTTGGAAGAATTAAGGGCTGGTGTTGATATACGTGGAGCAAGATTAAAAATAAAGAAAAATGTGAGTGGTTTAAAATGAAAATTAATGAAAAAGATACAACTGTAATTAGAACTGCTTTAGAAAGGTATTATAATGTTCTCTATAACAAAAAGGGAAAATCTCCCGAAGAACTAAATCTATTTAATGATTTAAAAACTATAATGGTTGGCATAGAGCAGGAACAAAAAAGATTAGACAATATAAACTTTCCAAAAAATGGACATGCTTCCCCTTCTAATTGCACAACATGCGAGGATTAATATGATAGTAAAATCAAAAATGAAACAGGTATTTAAAAATCAGGGAGTTCAAATTCCAATTGATACTTTAAACATCTTATCCGATGACCTCATTAGGACTGTTCACCAGTGGGCAAAAAGAGCTAAAGACGGCAATATTAAAAGATTAAAACCTAATGATATTCATTTAGTTATAGGCAACCCCTGGAGAAAGATTTTAGACTAATTAAATAACATTAGAGACTAACATTTTTCGACTAACTGAAAATAGCCTTTACTTTTCTAACGACCCGCAAGCCAACTTGTGGAGAAGAATTTTCCAGGCGAAGATAAAGAAAGTTGACAAGTGAGGTTGGCGCCTTAGTCTCTAAAGCGGTCCAGTAAGAGGAGTAAATGTCAAAAAAACCTGATGGTGCAAGGATAGAACGTGACGGTTCAAATGCCTACACCCACACTAGACCGCAATTATTACAATAAGATGTCATTGAGGCGAGTTCGTCTTTAAAGAACCAGAACGGTAAGTAATAAAGGATAAACAAAACCTTTATTTGAAATTAGTGCGAACATCCTGTGACATAGGTGAGGCCTATTACCCTTTGACATCAATAAAATAATAGGAGAGGGTCTCAGATAATAACTGAGCGTTCTGATGTAAGCCTCGCTTGAAAGACATACAAATATTAACACCCTCTCCTATTATAAAATATACTAACCAAGGAATATATGAAAGATCTATTTAATATGGAAGATATGGACTTATGGTATTTAGGTACTACGTCCTACCCAAAAAAAGCAACAGTAAACCCTAAAACATATGCATTATACCTATGCCTTACATGTAATCATGTATGGGAGGTGTCTTGCGCAAAAACAATAATTAGATATAAGTGCCTTCCAACATACAGATTAAAAAGAAAAGAATGTCGTCACTGTCAAAACAAAAGAAACGCGGGAGAACCACAATGAATGAACAAATATTAGAATTAGAAGCTTGGATCGAAAGATTTAGAGAAGCCTTGCAAGAAATTGCAGATGCCGATACTACATCTCATCACGTGCATCATTTAACATTAATAGCTCAAAGTGCGCTAGATGGAGACCTTACAACTGCTGATCTTTGTAATAAAGAAAGTATTGATTTTAAAGATAGGACAAGAGAGAAAAAAATAACAATGATGCAAAATGTTCAAGCTGATATTTATGCGCAAAACACCTACAAAGAGAATGAAAAATGAAAGATATAGGAAATTTATGTACACATTGTCACAGAGACACAAGTTTTGGAAGTGGGTTATTTGTTAATAGAGTCCCATCTGAAACTGAAACTGAAAGGGGTTATATGTGTCCCGATTGCTTAATGTATGAGTGTGATCGTTGTGAGCAGTTAATCGGATGTGATGAAGATATTTATCTTGAATCCACTCATGAAAGAGTACACGAAGAGTGTGCAACCGAGCAAGAGCTAAACAAGCAGGAGAATGAAAAATGAAAGAATATGAATGGGAAATAACAGCATCTGGAATATTAGAAGCTGAGTCAGAAGAAGATGCCCGTATTGAACTTAAAAAATATGCTGAACATTATGTATCTGATGATAGAAAATATTGGATTATAACAATTAAGGAGAATGAACAATGATTTTTAAAGAAAACCCAGTCTACCTACAAGAGCGTATTATAGAACTAGAGGCTGAACTGGAAGAAAGTAAAAAGAAAATAAATTATGGCTATGGTTTTAATGAATCAAATTCAATAGCAGTAATATGGAGCATAAAAGACGTTAAGGGCATAGCTGGTGAAAGGCAAATTACAGATGAAGAGTGCATGGATATTCTAGAAAGACTACAAGATAATCACGACGCAGAATACGGCATCAATTGGATTACGATTGACGCAGAGATTGATTCTGTGGTAATCGCAAAGGAGAAAAATAATGATAATGTTTGATATAGCAGAATGGATAGCTAACATACTAGTACTAGGTGTAGCTGTTGTAATGTGGGCTATTGGTATCTTCATAGTTGCTATGTTGTTA